CACAATTTAATTCTTCTGGGACATTGAATTGGTCATTAAATCTAAACACAAGTGTCACAAACTCAAGTGTCGGTGGGCTTGCCATTGACTCGTCTAATAACATTTATACTGTTTACAATAATGGAACAAACGACTATCTTTGCAAAATAAGTTCTACCGGTACTTTGCTTTGGAGTATGCAATGTTCACTTAGTAACACATCGGGTATAGGTTTTTCAGCATACTTTTATTCCATTGCTACTGATGCTATTGGAAATGTTTATTTTACAACAACAAATTCAATAGGAACTTTAGTTTATTTATTAAAAGTAAACTCATCTGGTACTTTGTTAAAACAGTGTCAGATTACAACAACTGGAAATTCTGTTTTTGCACTAACTGCGCCGATAGTAAAAATTTCAATTTCATCATTAGGAAACATAATTCTTTCTGGTTCAATTAATTCTAATAAAACAGCAACTTATTATGTTCCATTTTTTATTGTTTTGCCTTCTGACTTTAGTTTTGTAGGCAAAAGCATAACTGATACTACCTCGGCGCTTTCAATAAGTTTTATTAGTTCTTCGCTTACGCTTACATCTAATCTTTTATCAACAACATCAACTGCTCAAACCACCTCAACACAATCTTGGACTGTTTCATCAAGTAGTTACACATCTTCTGCATTAACAACAACAACTAATAATAATATTCTAAACCTTCCTGCATACTCAACAATTTTCACAACTGCAGGAACATACACATGGACTTGTCCTTCTGGTGTTACATCTGTATCTGTTATTTGCATTGGTGGTGGGGGAAGTGGTTATTCTTCTAATAGTCCTAATTCAGTAGGTTCACAAGGTGGTGGAACTGCTTTGTACGGTGCAGGTACTTCTGGTGCTATTGGTGCAAATGGTTCTGCAAACATTTATTCTAGAATTGGATACGGTGGTGGAGCAGGTGGAATTGGTTTAATGGGGCCTTTCCCTGGTTCTAATGGTGCTGCTGGTGGTCAATCTTATTTTGCTTCTACTTCTGTTTGCGCTGCCGGTGGTGGCGGTGGCGGTTCTACTTCAAGTGCTAGTGGTGGCACTGTTATAGCAGGAACAGGATTTTCTGGCGGAGCATCTTCTTCGGCAAAAGCAAGCGGTGGTGGTTCTGCTGGTGGGTATACGGCTAACGGCGCAACATCAAATACGGCGGGTTCAGGTGGTGCAGGCGGTGGTGGTTCGAATGGTGGTTCTTTTTCACAAGGAGGAACTGGTGGCGGTGGTGGCGCACTTGCTTACATTAACTCTTATTCTGTAACACCAGGAAATACTTATACCGTTGTTGTTGGCGTAGGTGGTGCAGCAACTAATTTTGGTTTTGGTGTTACAGCAGGAACATCAGGAGCAGTGCGAATCTGCTGGGGTTCTGGCGCAGCGTTTCCATCAACAAACGTAAACATAATCAACAACGAGAATATAGGATTCTAATGACAACAAAACTAGCATTTGTAGACAACACCGGAAACGTAACATTGGTTCTCAATACAGACCCAAGTCTTGTTGCGTCATTTACACAGTCGGCTCACATTGTTGACGTGCTTGACCAAGAAGTTCAGATTGGCTGGACTTATGACGGTGCAAACTTTACTGACCCTAACCCACCAGTTACGTCAACCGATTTACCGTAATGGTAAAATAGTAAAGGACTAAAGGACTAATATGCCCTCAATCATAACCGTAGGTGGCTCAAGCAGTAGAAGTAAAAACTGCAGACAGAATAACATTTGCTACATGGTTACAAAGAGAAGACAAATAAGTTAGTATAAACTAACTAGATCGAAGGATGAAATGATAAGTGTTTTTACTCCAAGCCACAATACAAAATGGCTTAATGATTGTTATGAAAGTCTTTGCGCCCAAACGTACACAGACTGGGAATGGGTTGTTCTTCTTAACGGTAAGGCTAAAGACTGGTCTCCGAGTAAAGAAGATAGCCGAGTAAAAGTTGCATTTGCAAAGCCTCAATTAGGCGAAAACATTGGCGCATTAAAACGTTATGCCGTAGAGCTTTGCACGGGAGACATCTTGGTTGAACTAGACCACGATGACATTCTTATGCCAACGGCTCTAGAAGAAATTGATGCGGCTATTAGTAACTCAAATTATGGGTTTTGCTATTCAGATTTTGCTCAAATCAATGAAGACGGTTCACCGGACAAAACTGAGTTTAACAAAGCATTTGGTTGGACATATTATGACGACGCAGACGGGTACCATGTTTGCGAATCAATGGATGTCCACCCTCATAATGTTTCTTACATCTGGTTTGCACCAAATCATCTTCGAGCATTTACTCGTCAAGCGTACAATAAAACATCTGGGTATGACCCGAATCTTGACATTCTTGATGACCAAGACATTATTGGAAAGCTTTATTCCGTTACTGATTTTTACCACATCAAAAAGAATCTTTACCTTCAAAGAATACACGGTGCAAATACTCAAAAGCGAGAAGACAAGAATGCTCGTATTCAAAGAGAAACTGTTATTCAATATGACCGTTCAATTCAACCGCTCATGCTTAAGTGGTCAAAAGAAAATAACCTTTTGGCTCTTGATTTTGGCGCGGCTCATAACCCTGCTCCGGGCTATCTAAGTATTGACATGCATGCTCCTGCCGACTACATTGGTGACATTTTTGAGGTTCTAGAAACATTTGAAGATAATAGTGTAGGCATTATTCGTGCCGTAGACTTTTTTGAGCACATCCCAGACAAAATTAGACTTTGGAATGAAATGTACCGAGTGCTTGCTCACGGAGGAATGATTGTTTCTCTTACTCCAAGTACAGACGGTCGAGGAGCATTCCAAGACCCAACGCATAATTCTTTCTACAATGAAAACTCGTTTTGGTACTTTGCATATGAAGAGCATCGTAAATACGTACCAGAATTAAAGATGGACTTTCATGTTAGCAGACTTGTGACTTACTTTCCTAATGATTTTTGCCGTAGCCATGACATTCCTTATGTATGCGCAAATCTTGTTGCTCGGAAAGAAAAGTCTAAGTTTGGTGGTAAGATAACTCTTTAATGCCTTCATTTTACGGAATAACTCAGAAATTCAACGAAGGAGATGAAAATCTCTATTTCGCTCAATTAACAACGGCAATTTCTGCCGTTTTATCTATGAGGATGTCTTTATCAGGAAGTATGGGAGAATCTCTTCGCTCTATTGGCGTTGTTGTTGGAAGAGTAAGTATTGTTACGCTAGTAACATGTTCAGTGGAGTAGAATTAAATCATGGCTAAACGCGATACTTTTGTTGAAGGAAATGTTCTTCGTTTTAACGGGACATTCACTGATGAAATAACTGGTGATTTAATAGACCCGTCACACGTCGCATTTGGTTGGCGAGTTAACGGTGGTCCGATTACAATCAAAGAATTTGGAATTGGACCTGACATTGTTCGCCAAAGTGTAGGTCAATACTACATTGATGTAGACTCAACAAGTCGCTCAGGTGTATGGGTTTGGCAATGGCAAAGTACTGGCACAGCGCAAGCGCTGACTTCAGGTTCAATTGCTGTAACCCAAGCAGCAATGTCTCTCATCTAATAGTACTGTACCGCAAAGAAATAATGTACAAAAATAATGTACAATTATTTAACCATGACGGAGGTACGTATGACGAGCACAGAGTCTACAATACACATCATCATTCCTGATACTCAGATTAAAGATGATGTACCTACAGACCAATTAGCTTGGATTGGCCAATATATTATTGACCAATTTGCAGGCAGAGAAAACGTAAAAATCATTCATCTAGGCGACCATGCTGACATGCCTTCTCTTTCTATGTATGACGAAGGCAAGAAAGAAATGGAAGGCAGACGGTATGAAGTTGACATCAAGGCTGCAAATAAAGGATTTGACATTCTTAATAAACCCTTTATTGACTACAATAAAGGAAGAGCCAAGCTTCACCGAGCACGATGGACTCCAGAACGCCACATTCTTTTAGGAAACCACGAAAATAGAATTGAAAAAGCTATAAGTCGTTCGGCTAAACTTGACAAAGTGTTAAGCACTGATGACTTGAATTATGCTCAACATGGTTGGGAAGTTCATCCGTTTCTTAAACCTATAATTCTTGACGGTGTTACGTACGCGCACTACTTTTATAACCCAATGACTGGCATTCCTTATAGTGGAATGGCAGAATCTCGACTAAAGACAATTGGAACGTCATTTACAATGGGTCACCAGCAAACACTTCTTTACGGTCTTCGTTTTGTTGGTGGAAGAAGTCAACACGGTCTTATTGCTGGAGCTTGCTATCTTCATGATGAAGATTACAAAGGATACCAAGGTAATTCTCACTGGCGTGGCATCATTGTTAAGCATGAAGTACATGACGGTTCTTATGACCCAATGTTTGTAAGTCTGAATTATTTGTGCAAAAGATATGAAGGCGTCTCAGTGCAGCGGTTTACTTCCAAGAAGTACGGATTTTTCAACTAAATAGTGATAGATTAGATTTCTATGCAACCGCAATTCTTTACCGTCTACGATAAAGGTCGCCAGCTTGACTTTGAAGGCTTTCATCTTTCTAATTCTTCATCGTATAATCCAAGCAAACCGCGTTGGTTTGTTGTAGATATCTACAAAACTGTCGGCGGAAAGTACATTGTTGCTGGGTCTGGAAAGAGTCTTGTTGTCCACCGTGTCAATTGCGCTCAAATGAAAGAAAAGAATGTCTCAGCAGTTGTTGCTCTTAAGTCAGCAATTCCTTGCCCTACTTGCAAGCCAAATCTTAGAGAAGATGTTGTTCACGAAGTAAATCGTGAATGGGCTCAAGTATCAGATGACCCTCAAGCAATTATTGAAAGACTACGTCTTCGCGATTCTGACGGTGTTTGGTACATACCTAAAACTTCTACTTCTGCGCTTCTTGAAGCGGCAGAAAAAGATTCCGGAATAAAGTATGCATTTTACGCTCCACAACGGATAGAGTAGTATAAACATTTTGTAGTTTTAGAAACGGAGGACGCGTGTTAATAATTCTTGAGGGTGTCGACTGCTCAGGCAAATCTACCCTTGCAAGTGAACTAGTTACATCTCTTTCGCATCAAGGTGAACAGGTTGAATTGTTACACCGAGGTGTTCCAGTATCTCATGTTCTTGATGAATATGAACTTCCTTTTTTTGATTACATTCCAGATTCTGGAGTATCCATTGTTTGTGACCGATGGCATATTGGTCCTGACGTCTACGGTCCAATTAAAAGAAACGATGGCGGTCTTGACCCAGTAGTTCGCTGGCATATGAACTCATACCTTACTGCAAAAGGAGCGTTTCTAGTCTACACTGAGATGCCTCTTGCGGCTCTTCTTGAGCGCATGGAACAAAGAGGCGAGGATTATCTTAACCGAGATGAAGTACAGACGGTAATTGACTACTACCGCATTGCTATTAACAAAACTCCTCTTCCGCATCTTTTATCTACATCAGGATTTCATCCAACTGAAACATTTATTGAAGCAGCAAGAAAAGCAGTATTTAGAGCTAAGCAAATTAGTAGATTTCTTTCTTATGTTGGTCCTAGCCGACCTAATGAACTTTATGTCGGGATGTCTGCAACTCCAATTTCTTTTATGCCGTATGACGATACTTCTGCATACAAAATTGTTAAAAAGTTTGGATTTGAGAATCCTTTTTCAGCAGGATTCATTGATTCGTCTGAGCAACTAGACCGTGTATGGGACGCACTTTATAATCCACAGGTTTTTGCTCTTGACCAAGCTTCGGCAGATGCGTGTACGTAT